GTGCGAACAAGCCTTTTCCTTGCGGCGCGGCCCAGGCAGGGCGGGTGTAAGTGCGTAGGGTCACCATCCTGAATATGTTATACATCAACGAGTAATTTAAAGTCGGCCGGGTGTGTGACGAGTACAGGTTCTTTCGAAACCAATACAAGATCGCACAATTCTTTGAGTTCACCGATGTCGATGTCGTAGGCTTGTATCATCAACCATTCGAGATCATCATCGGTGACAATGATTGGGTCATTTTGTATCCACCAACTGATTTCTTCAATTGTGTGGTTACTGGTGCGTGCGAACCAGGAGAGTTCATCAGTAGTTACGTGTGAGTGGTCTTGCTCCAATTCAAAACGGCGCATGAAATAATCACGCATGAACGGTACGTGTCGAAACTCATAAGCGTATGACAAAGCTTTGCCTGCCATATAGCATGAATCAGTGCACCCATTATTCTTGGTGCCTCGCGCGTTGAAACGCAAGAGTGCTTTCGCAACTCGAGGTATCATGCACGGTGTTTCGACATCATTAAAAAACCGTTTCGACAAAAAAGTCATCTCAGCTTGCAATTTTGGGGAAGCGGCTTTGAGGACCATTTTGAAAGCATTAACGTGGACAACCCAAGCTGCCAAATCGACAGGCTTGTCGGTCACGGCGGCGAGGTCATCACCCAAGATCACGGCCCGACTCGTTATCCCTTGGGTCTGGCACATAGTTGTGTACATGACCCAGTTATAAAATGAGTTTCGCACAGTTGTTATCGTAGTTCCAGTTGGTAACTGATGACAGAGCTGTGCTCGTAAACCGTGTTCAAAGTTGATGACACTGAAACTTTTGCTGATTTCGATTTCTAGCTTGCGCCACCAGGAAGGCATCCCGATTTTCGCAAGCATTCGATCGAAGAGCCAGTGAACACGTGCACGTTGTTCACGATCGTTTCTAGAGTAATCACCTTCTGCCGTGAACTCAAAATCAGTGTGGCATAGGTGCGCAGCGACTTCGACGTCGCTCTTCTTATAAGCGAAACGCACATCCACACCACACATCTTGGATTGTTCTACCAGAGAGAAGAACCGTTCCGTCGCCACCATCGCACATGGTCCGGTGACAGCGTTGTATGTATCCGATCCCGCATAGATGATTCTAGGAGCCCAAGTAGGATCAGAGCGTTTGAGGAGTATCTCCTGCTTAACGCTGAGTTCCTTTTGGCCGAGTGCGCGATAATCTATCTCGTCAAACTCTTGCCAGGCATGTTGCATCCGCAGCAATTTTGCGGACCCAAATTTGGCCTCCCATCGTGATCGGTCGTATTCATTTTCATCCCATTGGTCATTTATGTATGTATCGGGCATGGTGTCGATAAGTCGACAAGCCATGCGATACGCAGCGTCTTCGATGTCATCGTGGGCAACGAAGTTGCAACGTTTGTTGAAAGCTGCCATGAAACTGTCGTAATCATTGGTCGTGGCCACTGGTACCTCAATTTCAAACAGAGGCCCAAGCTGATTTACGACGTTGCGGGGTTCCTTGATCTGGGAACCCGTCTCCAATAGGGTATGTGGCACCGTGATCTCAAATTCACGCACAGGCGCGACGTTGAGACCACCGCACAAAGCTGAGACGTCGGGTGCTTCACCGTAACATCTCAACACCGGCACTGCATCAGGCACGAGCTCGCAAGCAGGAAGGCGTACCTTCTTACAATGTGAGTGTTTCTGACGAGGCATG